TTTATTCTTTCAAGGCTTATCTTTTGGAACGGCAGATGAAATTGAGGCTTTTGCTAGAAGTCTATTTGGTGAAAAGTCATATGCTGAAAATAGAGATGAAATAAGAGCAAATATTAAAAAGTTCAAAGAAGATAACCCTGTACTAGCCACTGGTCTTGAAATTGGTGGGTCTCTACCAACAGCAGCAGTTGGAGGTTTAGGTTTAGCGAGAGCTGGAATACAAGGTGTTGGTAAGATAGCTGGAATTGAGGGTGCAACTTACGGATTTGGGTCTGGTGAAGGTGGTTTAGGTGAAAGACTCAAAGAGAGTGCTGTAGGTGGTACTATAAGTGCTGCAACTGGTAAACTTGCTGATAAAGTATTACCTCAAGTCACAGAGCAAGCAAAAAGATTATTAGCAGAGGGTATACCTCTTACACCAGGTCAAAGAGTTGGTGGTGTTGTTAGAGATGTAGAGCAGAAAGCAACGTCTTTGCCTGTAGCTGGTGACTTTATTCAAAAGGCTGAACAAGATGTTTTGAAGTCTTTTAACAGAACCGCAATGAATAAAGCCTTAGACCCTATAAAGGTCAAAGTGCCACAAAACGTAGATGGTCAAGAAGCTTTTGCATTTGCGTCTAATGAGATTGACGATGCCTATTCTGAAATAATACCAAAACTTATAATTAAAAATGCAACGCCACTTAGAAACAAAATAGATGAAATTACAGATAGCCTAAATGTACCTCCAGACTTAAAGACAATATTTAGAAAGCAAATCGAGAGCGATGTTTTGTTTAGAATGAAGGGCAACACACTATCAAAACAAAATCTTAAAGATGCAGAAAGTGCTTTGGGGCAAAAGGGCATGGACTTTCTTAAGTCTACTGACGCATTTCAAAGACAACTAGGTCAGGCATACTTTAATGTTCAAACAGCATTACGCAAAACTTTATCTGACCAAAATGCAAACGCTCCAAAGCTTCAGCAAATAAACAAGGCTTTCAGACAACTTCTTCCTGTTCAAGAAGCAGTCAATGCCTCAATAGCAAGAGGTGGTTCTTTTACACCTGGGCAACTTCTTAGAGGCATAAAGAAGACAGATAAATCAAAAGGCAAAAGAAAAACAGCAAAAGGACAAATGCCCATGCAAGATTTTGCACAAGAGTCTCAAGATGTTTTGGCTAGAACTGTGCCTGACAGTGGTACTGCTGGCAGAGGTCTTGGGGCAGTATTGCTAGACAGATTAGTTCAAAATCCTGTCGGCACATCAACAGCATTAGGATTGAGTGTGCCTACAGTTGGATTAGCTTACGGAAGTCCATTAGGACGATCCGTGGCAACATCTTTACTTACTGCACCAAGAAATCTAGCAGTTACTTCTGCGCCCTTTCTAGGTCAAGAAGTAGATGCGCCTTTTCTTGATATACCATCACTTGAGCAACCATCTTTAAATCTAGCCCCATCACTATTGAGGTAATAAATGGCAAAAGCAAACATCACAGAATATTCGGCAACCGCTGGGTCTAACACAGAGATAAATGGTATTGACGTGTCGGAAGGGTGCAGTCCTGCGACCATTAATAACTCCATTAGGGAGCTTATGAGTCACCTAAAGAATATGGACACAGGAGCTACATCCCTAACAAGTCCTTCAGGCACAAATATTACTGCGACTACTGCTCTAAAGACTCCGGCTATACAATTTACTGATGGTGATGCTGCAATACAGATTGCAAATGGGGGTGGTGTTACAGCAAATAACTTTAGCTCTACAAGTGTAAATATTGATGGTGGTGCTATAGATGGTATAACTCTAGGCACTAACTCTGCGGTCACTCAGGCAGTTATCGACAATGTCAACATAAATGGCTCTACAATAGGGCATACAAGCGATACAGACCTTATGACAGTCTCAAGTGGATTGTTAACAGTCGCTGGTGAAGTGTCCATGACAACGCTGGATATAGGCGGTACAAACGTAACGGCTACGGCTGCTGAACTGAATATACTGAGTGGCGTTACCGCTACAGCGACAGAACTTAATAAAATAAGTGGCGTAACGTCCACAACAACAGAGCTAAATATTACCGATGGTTCTACATCAGTAGGTACTGAGGCTGTTGCTGGGGCTGATGGTATTGTAACTAATGATAATGGTACAATGCGACAGACAAGCGTTGATACGTTTGATACCTATCTTTCTGGAACAACAAAGACGCTTACAAATAAAACCATAGACGCAGATAACAACACACTTTCAAATGTAGAGGTCGATAATCTCAAGTCAGGCGTTTTAGATACAGATATATCTTCTGTGTCTGGTTCTGATGATACCCTTGCTTCTGCAAAAGCGATTAAGACGTATGTTGACTCTCAAGTAGCAAGCGTACCAACAGGCGATATCACTTCTGTTGTCGCTGGTAGTGGTCTTACTGGTGGAGGTACAACCTCAGATGTAACCCTAAATGTTATAGGTGGTACAGGAATAACCGCTAATGCCAATGACATAGCGATTGACTCTACAGTGGCAACACTCACAGGGTCGCAGACACTAACGAATAAGACACTAACAAGTCCTGTGTTGAATACAGGGGTATCAGGTTCAGCTATACTCGATGAAGATGATTTTGCGTCTGACTCTGCTACGAAACTAGCGACACAACAATCTATTAAGGCATATGTTACTGCTCAAATTGCTGGTGGAGGCGGTGGACTAAGTAGTCTTGTAGGTGATACAACGCCACAATTAGGGGGTGATCTGGATGTTAACGGAAACGCTATAGTTTCTGTGTCTAATGGTAATATAGCTCTTACGCCAAATGGCACAGGAGTTGTGCAGATAGACGGAACAACTGGAGTAGATATATCTCAAGGCGCAATATCAATAAAGAATGGTGGAGCGCAGTCTTATGTACGTTTCTATTGTGAGAGTTCCAACGCCCATTACGCACAATTAACTGCCCCTGCTCACTCTGACTTCTCAGGCAACATATCTATAGTTCTACCTACAACGGCTGGAACGTTGGCTCTTACATCACAATTATTAACGGCTGGTATCTCTAGTGGTAATGCCTTAGTTGCAGCTAGTGGTCTTGCTGACGATGATTTCTTAAGAGTAAATGGCACAAGCATTGTTGGTAGAAGTGCGTCAGAATTATTAAGTGATATTGGTGCAACAACAGAAGCAACGGCTGAAGCAAACAGTGTGGCATTGGCGATAGCGTTAGGCTAGTAAAGGAGAAAACATGGCAAACACATTTAAGACAGTAACTAAGGCTGGGGTAACATCGGAAGATGTAATCTACACTGTGGCTAGTTCTACAACTACAGTGGTTCTTGGCTGCATGTTAGGGAACACAACTACAGGACAGATTACAGCAACAGTTACATTGAACTCAGATACGTCTGCACGATCAGGCGCAAATGATGAAGCAAACCAAGCAGTCGAGTTAGTTACAAATGCGCCTATACCAGCTGGTTCATCACTTGAATTATTATCGGGCAACAAGGTCGTATTGGAAACAACTGACGAGATTAAGGTTACAGCTACTGGTGCAACGGATGTAGCTCTCAGCATCATGGAGATAACATAATGGCCTATCTAGGAAATCAAGTAGCACCACTTGTCCAGGCATTAGAGGGCAAAGAACTTAAGCTAGATAGTGACGGTGATAGTAGCATCCAAGCGAGTACTGATGACACTGTCGTTTTAAAAACAAATAACACTACGGCTATAACGGTTGATAGCAGTGGGCGTATGCTACTTCCTCAGTTAGTTCATTTTCATGGTAATAGGACTGGATTATCTCAAGAAGAACGAGGGGCAAATATAAACTATAACGTTGTTAGAGATAATTATAGTGGGTGGAACTCCTCTAACCATCAATACACTATACCAGTAACAGGTGTATATCATTTTGGTTTTCATAATATAGGTAAAAGTAGCCTTGATAATTCTGACCAATATCATAGGTTACAGTTTGTTAGGGGTGGGTCAACGACAGATATAGCTCAGGCGTATCATACAAATGACGCACAGCATGAACCAACATCACTTTCAGTAACGTATTATCTTCAAGCTAATGACCTTGTCCAAATAGTTAATTCTAGTGGGGTTGTTTTTAATGGAACTTATAACACCTTTTCAATTTGTTTAATGGGATAAAATTATGTCACAAGAAATGCAAACATTTAGATACCACAGAAATAAGTTGCTTGAGGAAAGTGATTGGACAGTTATGCCAGATAGTCCTCTCTCTGATAGCAAACAAACGGAATGGAAAACATACCGACAACAGTTAAGAGATATGACTAAAACAGTAAGTCCAAAACTAAATGCCGATGGCATGCTTGACTTTTCATCAGTAACCTTCCCAACAAAACCTTCATAGGAGTAGTATATGCCATATATTGGACGCACATTAGGACAAGGCACACGCTCACGATTTCTGTATACAGCTACGGCTGGACAGACTACGTTTTCTGGGTCTGACACCCAAAGCAATACTCTCGCCTACAGTGATAATAACGGATTAGATTGTTTTCAAAATGGAGTCCTGTTAAGGGGTGGTGGTGCAGATTATACAGCTACCTCTGGAACGTCAGTAGTCTTAACAACTGGTGCGTCTGTGTCAGATGTTATTGAGATACTTGTCTATGATGTCTTTGCTATTGCTGACCATGTAAAAAAGTCAGGTGACGCTATGACTGGTGCGTTAACGAATATTGATGTGAATGGCACAGAGCTTATTCTTC